TCGCGGCGCAAGCTCAACACCGCGAAGCTCAAGGCGGGCGCGAAGGTCGAGAAGGCATCCTCCTCTGGTGGTTCTGGTGGGGGTTCGGGCGGCAAGCCCGAGCCGGCGGCGGTGGGGTGATGCGTGCCGAAACCGCGCCAGAGTTCGCGCGGGAAGGGCTCGGTCCGTTCAACGAAGAAGCCGAAGGCCACGCCCAAAGCCAAGCCGAAGGCGACTGAGACCGGATCGCGAGCGACCGCCCGCGACATCGCGGAGTCCCTGGGCGTCTCGACCGAAACGGTCCGGAAGCTCAGGGATCGTGGCATGCCCTGCGTCAAGGAGGGGCGGAGGTACTTCTACGACCCCACCGCGTGCGCGGCGTGGCACAAGGCCAACCACCTGGACAGCGGCAACGGCGGCGTTCGAGCGGGGGCGGGCCAGACGCGGACGCGGTGGGTGGAGACGGGGGAGGCGGGCAAAGAGGCCAAGGCATCACCCTCACCCCGACCCTCTCCCGGCCGTTCCAAAGTTGGGGGAGAGGGAGAAGGAGAACCGCGGACCTCGAAGGGTGCGGTGCAGGCCGCGGCGGCGAGCGTGCGCGGCGAGTCCAGAGCGGTCGATCTGGAGACCGAGGACCTCGAATCGCTGACCGGCGCTGAGCTGCAGCAGAAGAAGCTCATCGAGGAGGTGCTGCTGCTTCGCATCAGGCGGAGCCATGAGGAGGCCAAGCTCGTGGATGTGGACGAGATGCGAAAGAGCCTGTCGAGGGCCACGGCGGCGCTGAGCCGGTCGCTGCGTCAGGTCGGCAAGTCGATCGCGGGGCTGGTCGTCGACACGGTCGGCGCGGAGCCCGGACAGACCGAATCGGTGCGGATGATCATCGATGAGCAGATCGATCAGGCCATGGCCGAACTCTCGGCGGCGATCGGCGGCGGGGCCGCGGAGGGGGAGACCGATGCTGGCTGACCCCGACCTTCTCATCTCGGAGGTCTTCCGCCGGCACCTGCAGCCGCCCGAGCGGCTGACCGTGGACCGATTCGCCGACCGCTTCCGCATCGTGACGCCGCCCAGCCCTCGGCCGGGCAAGTGGCGGACGATGACCGTGCCCTACCTCCTTGAGCCTATGCGGAGCTTCACCGACCCGGAGGTTCGGCAGATCACCCTGCAGTTCGGGACCCAGTCGGCCAAGACCGAGCTGCTGCTCAACTGCGTGGCCTACGCTATCAGCCAGGACCCCGCCGACGCGATCATCGTCATCGACAACATTAAGAATGTGCGGCAGTTCAGCCGGTCGCGCGTGCTCAAGATGCTGACCTCCTCGCCCGAACTGGCCAAGCACATGAGCCCCAAGGCGTGGGACACCAACCTTGAAGGCGTGGCCCTCGACGGGATGAACCTCTGGATGACCGGCTCGAACTCGGCGGGCAACCTCTCCAACAAGCCCGCCCGGTTCGCGTTCGGCGATGAGCTCGACAAGTGGCCGGTCGAGATCGCTGGCAAGGGCGGGCGCGAGGGCGCGGCCATCGATCTGATGCGCACCAGAACCGACGCCTTCGCCGATCACAAGATCGTGGTGGTCAGCTCACCCACCGTGGAGGCGCTGGGGATCTCGATCGAGTACATGAGCAGCGACCAGGCGGTCTATCAGGTGCCCTGCCCACATTGTGGGCATTTCCAGCGGCTGGTGTTCAGCATGGACGGCACGGGGGGCGTGAGGTGGGACGGCGGGGTCGGGGTCGATTTGACGCCGATCGAGCACGCCGAGCACCGCCAGAGGGTCAGGAAAAACGCCTGGTACGAGTGCGAGCGGTGCGAGGAGACGATCCGCAACCAGCACAAGCCCCTGATGCTGCGCTGCGGCGTGTGGGTCCGGCCGCAGCAGCGGGTGGTGATCGATGAAGGGTGGCTGCCGAAACAGGTCGATCCCATGGACCGGCGGTCCGAGCGCAGCGGGTACGCCGTGCACCGCGACCACCCCAATAATCGGTACGGCTCGTGGCCGGCGGGCGTGGCGATCGAGGGCGAGATGCCCGCGACCGACAACCGCGGCTTCCAGCTCTCGCAGCTCTACAGCCCGTTTCGGACCTTCGGCGACATCGCCGAGGAGTTCGTGCGGTACTACGGCGAGCCGCCTCGGACCTGGTTCAACACCCGGCTCGGGGAGCCCTACCGGCCCAAGGGCACCCGCAAGGATGAGCACCTCATCCTTGAACTGGCCAAGGACACGCCCGAGGGGCACACGCCCTACAAGGTGGGTGTGGTGCCGGGACCGGTCCACGCCGAGCACGCGGGCACCGGGCCGCTGGTCCTGATCGGGGCGATCGATGTGCAGGCCGAGGGCGTGTGGTACAGCGTCCGCGGCTGGGGCGAACTGGAGCGATCGTGGCTCATCGAGTACGGCTTCGTGCCCTGCCCGTCGAGCCAGCCGAACCTACGGATTGACCCCGATACCGACGAGGTCATCGATGTGACCACCGGCGAGGTGATCGGCGGACGCAGGGCCGAGGAGACGCGGGACAACTGGGCGAGGGTTGAAGCGCTGATCGCCAAGCGGTGGCCGATCCAGGGCGACACCAAGAGCGCTTCGATGGAGGTCCGCTGGTGGGCGATCGATGCGGGCTACCGCTCCTGGGAGGTCTACCGGCTGGTGCGGCGGATGCCCGACCGGATCATGGCCGTCAAGGGCCGGGCGACGATGCCGAGCCCGTGGAAGGTCTACACCGCCGAGGAGGTCGAGGGCGACCGGGTCCACGAGGCCCGCGGCAGCGGGATCGCGGGCGAGATCCTGATGGTGCACGCCGACTACTGGAAGGAGTATGTTCATGGGCATCTGGAACGGAGGCCGCCGATGTACGGGGCCTGGCACTGGCCGGCGGATCTCACGCAGGAGTACCCGCACCACATCACCGCCGAGGAACTGGTCACCAAGAAGACGGCCCGCGGGCTGGCCCGCAAATGGGAGCTGCGGCCGGGTCGCAAGGACAACCACCTCTTCGACACCGAGGTCTACGGCTGCGCGCTGGCGGATCACCTGGGCGTCAGGGATCTCAAGGCTGAGGACCTCGATGTTCGGCACGGCGAGGATGAGGAGCCGATGCCCTTCGGCGGGATCCGGCTGTGAGACGGTTCTGATCGGCCCGACGAAAGAAAAAGTGAACAATCGCTCTACGCATCATCGCTAACCCCGGCCATCTTTGGTGCGTCTAGTGATTTGTCGCCAAAAAAATCGTACTTCGGTGGGTTGACCCTGTTTTGGCCCGTGGTATCACGGGGTCGTGAGCTGGACCTATTCGGCGTATGAGGAGCAGACGACCCCGCCCGCGCGGCTGGTCATGCTGCGCCAGCACATCACCGAGGTCCAGACCGCCGTCTCGGCGGACACCTCGGCGGGCGGTCGGAGCCGGTCGAGCGGCTCGCTCACAACCTACCTTCAGATGCTGCATGAGCGCCGGCGCGAACTCGAACGCGAGACCGGGGACAACGACACCCAGAAGGCGGCGATGGCGATCGCGAACTTCCGCGTGCGAGGGGGCCGATGATGAATGTGGTGGACCGGGTCATGTCGGTAGTCAGCGAGCAGGGTCGGCAGAAACGCCTGATCCAGCGCGAGTACGGGCGGGCGATCGCGAACCTGATCAAGGCCGGGCAGTCGACCAACCGGATCAAGGACTACACCACCGGCACGCACCACCAGGACGCGATGCACGGGCAGTACCTGCAGAAGATCCGCACCTTCAGCCGAAACCTGTACCTGACCACGGACACCTACCGCTCGTTCATCCTCCGGATGGCTGGTCTGATCGCCCCGATGCGGCTGATCGGCGAATCGGACCCCGCCCGCGATGCGATCAAGCTGTTCGAAAAGTGGGGCAACACTCAGGCCGACATCCGCGGCATGAGCAGTTGGAACCAGCTTCAGCGGCTCTGGACCATCCAGGCCCTACGCGACGGCGACGAGCTGCTGCTCTGGGTCGAGGACGGCGATCGGCGGGCGATCCAGACCATCGGCGGCGACCTGATCCGGTCGCCCAGGGCCACCGACCGCTACCAGCCGACCATGCGGCAGGGCGTGGAGGTCGATGATTTCGGACGCCCGATCCGCTACCACATCGCCGAGTACGACCGCACGGGCTCGAATGTGGGGTACACGACCACCGAGCGCGATGCGACGCACGCGCTGTTCATCGCCAACCGCGAATCCACCGAGCAGACACGCGGGCTTCCGATCATGCACACCGGCCTGCAGCGGATGGCCCAGCTCGATGAGACGCTCGACGCGGTCGAGACGGCCTACAAGCTCGCGGCGGCGATGGCTCTGGTCATCACCGGTGGTGGCGAGCAGACCAAGCGGAACCTGCTCAGCAGCGCCCGCACCGCGATGCGCGCTGGGGTGGGCCACGACGACGACGATGACGACAGCGGAACCGGAAGCCGTCGACGGGACAGCCTGCTCGACATGAAGCCCGGCGGCGTGGCGTTCCTTCCCGCGGGGCACGATGTCAAGACCGTGCAGGCGGCCCAGCCGAGCGCTCAGCTCGAAGGACTGGCCCGGATGATCCTGTCCTATTCGGTCGGGCCGACGGGCATGCCGCTCGAGTACGCCCTAGGCGATTACAGCCGCACGAACTTCAGCCAGGTGAAGATGAGCGGTGCCCACGCCGAGAAGGCCGCCGAGGCGCCGCGCGAGATGATCGCCGGGCCGGTCCGCGCGATCTACATGCGCTGGCGGGCGTGGGCGATCCTGACGGGCCAGATTCCCGACAACCCGGAATCGGCCATGGTCAAGCTGCTGCCCCCGCCGCCGATGGCGCTCGATGAGGCCAAGTTCGTCGACGCGGACATCAAGCTGATCGAGAACAACCTCGTGACCCGCGAGGAGGTCATCGCCAAGCGCGGCGGCGACTACGACACGGTGATGCGCGAGCGGTCGAGGGAGAAGGCCGACGATCAGCGTCTGGGCATCACGCCCCCCGCGATGCCGGGGACCAAGCCCATGGACGATCAAGGCAACGGCAACGACCCCGACGACACGGACACGCCCGCCGGGGCACCGAGCGAGGAGACGATCCGCGAGGAGACCAGCGTCGAGGCCACGATCGCCGATGCGGGCGATGCGCTCAACGGTGCCCAGATCACCGCGGTCATCCAGATTCTGCAGAGCATCAGCACCGGAGACATCGGCGAATACGCCGCTATCGCCATGCTCGTCAGCTACTTCGATCAGACCGTGGCCGAGCGCATGGTCGAGGAAGCCAAGTCCATCATCGTCAGCGAGGACACGCTGGCGCCCACCCCCGAATAAGGAGCCGTCATGGCCAACACTGACAACACGACCAGGAACACGGCCGACCGGGCCCTGCGCGAGTGCAACAAGCTGGAGAACGCGATGCACGCGGTCAGCATCGCGTGCGAGCGGCTCAAATCCGCCGTCGCCAAATGCCCAGACCCCGAGGACCCATCGCTGGTCAGCGCTGAGAAGTGGCTGCGGCGGGCGCGGACGCACGCGCTCGACAGCACCGGTCTGGTCGAGGGCCTCAACCGCTGCGCGCTGAACCTCGAAGCCGTCGAGGCGGTGAAGGCGGAGCCCGAAGCCAGCGATGAGAACCCCTCACCTGAATCTTCAGATGGGGCCTCTCCCACAAGGGGAGAGGGAGCGGAACAGGGAAACGGAGCAGAAGGCAAAAAGAAGACCGGCTGACCGGACCCGAACCGGTCCATCGTTCACCCAGCGCCACCCCGCGCCCAGCCGCCCGGCATGCCCGCCAGCTCCGCCGGGCGGTTGTGGTTTTGGGGCCGCCACCCTCTTCACCACCCACCCACGCCCAGCGGGATGAGCGTACCAGAGGCCGCGCGAAAAACTCAAAAAAAACTTGAAAGAGGTCGGTTGACTTCGATCGGGGCGGGGTTACAACCGGGGCACGGCTGGCGGGCCGCAGCTCGATTCACCCTCACTGACGAGGTCCGCTTATGCCCGCCGCCGCGATCCAGCCCAATCCTTCGGCATCCGACACCGCCCGCGATCACGCGGCGCGCGTCGTCCTGCGCCGGAGCAAGGTCACGCTGTCGGACGCGAAGCCGGCGATGCCCGGAGAGGCCGCCGGTCCCCGCCGGTTCGAGTCGGTGCCCTACTCGGGCGAGCCGTTCGACTACTGGTGCGATCAGTGCGTGATCGATCTGGCAAACCTCAAGACGCCGGATCAGGGCACGGTCACCCCGCTGCTCTACGACCACGGGTACACCGCCGAGAACCCCCGCATCGGCAAGGTGATCGAGTTCGTCAACGACGGCCAGCGGTTGACCGCACGGGGCGAGATGCTCTCGAACGCATCCGCCCAGGCGATCGTTGCCGACGCCGATGAGGGTTTCCCTTTCCAGCAGTCGCTGGGCATCGACATCGGCCAGTTCGAGCGCGTCGAGGCGGGGCACAGCGTCTTCGTCAACGGCCGCACCCTGCAGGGGCCCTGCGAGGTCTGGCGGGACTGCACGATCAATGAACTTTCCTTCGTCGTTCTCGGGGCGGACAGCCACACCGAGGCGGCGATCCTCACCCGAATGAAGAACCACCCCGGAGGCACCATGGCCACTCAAGCAGCCGCCCTCGCCGCGAACGCCGGCACCACCAACCCGACCGCTCCCGCGAGCCCCGCCGGATCGGCGACGCTTTCCGACGATGCGGATGCGACCGTGAAGGTCTCGGAGATCACCGTCGACTGGATCAAGGAGCACCTGCCCGCCGTCGCCGCCGAGATGATGGACGAGGAAGAGGAGACCGACGAGACCACCGAGGAGCTGGCCGACGGCACCGAGGGTGTGCCCGCCGAGAAGAAGAAGGACTTCGAAGACCTGTCCAAGCCGGCGTCGATCGCGGCGCTTCGCAAGGTCGCCGCCGATGCGAAGCTCGGCGACGCCGACGGGTTCGTGCTCAGCATGTTCGAGGCCAAGAGCACCGCGGCCAGCGCGAAGCTGGCCGCGACGATGATCTCCGCGCAGCTCCGCAAAGCCGAACTCGGCCGCGATGCGGGCGGCGCTCAAGCCGTCAAGGACGGCGCATCCGCCGGAGGCGTCGGATCGGATGGGCTCGACGGGATCAAGCTCGGCAAGAACCGCGACTCGGACTTCGAGAAGCACCCGGCCATCAAGGACGCCTGCGCGAAGCTGGGACGGACCGAGGGCTGGTGGAAGAACTTTGCCCAGGCATCGCTCTCCCGCGGCGAGAACCCCATCGACTACCTGAAGAAGAAGGCCGAAGCCGCCGGCTGATCGCCGCAGCCCTTTCCCGTTACCCACCTCACCGGTTCGTGAAACCAGACACCACGCGGGCCAACCCGCCCGACTCAACACGGAGACGCCACCATGGCCGCCCTGACCAAAGACACCCCTCGTGACCACGCCCCGATCGCCTCGGACCGCACCGCCAACTACCCGCTGCTGGCCTCGGCCCGCATCTTCATGGGGTCGTTTGTCGGTCTGAACTCCAGCGCTGCCCGGCCGCTTACCGCCGGTGACACCTTGCTGGGCATCGCGCTCAACGACAGCGCGGACTACGCCGCCGGCGACCGCTCGGTCGCGGTTGCCATGGAAGGGCTCGTCTGGATTTCGGCCGTCACCGGATCGACCGGGCTCGGCGACCTCGGCAACGATGTCTACGCCGCCAACTCCGGCGACCTCACCGAGACCGCGGGATCGAACACCCTGATCGGCCGCATCGTGAACTATGACGCCACCAAGGGCTTCCTGGTTCACTTCAAGAGCGGACTGCTCTGGGACCTCGATACCGACACCTGATCCATCGTTTCTCTGAACGCTGCACACACCGGGAGCTGGCGCCAACCCCCACACTGAATCGGCCCGCGAGGCTCGCGGCACACCCAAGGAACCCACACCATGCCCAACGACATCGCCAGAACCCTGACCCTAGACGACATCAGCGACTCGTTCTTTCAGGCGTATGACAACGCCGTTCCCGGTCAGCTCGTCCAGACCCTCTCCCTCGTTGCCGACCAGGTTTCCTCCGGCAAGGCGCGGTTCCCGTTCGCGGACAGCGTGCCCAAGCCCCAGATGCGCAAGCGTGGTGAGCCGCTCAAGGTCAACCGCCTGGGCGCTCAGGAGGTCGAGATCGTGCAGGCCCGCTACGAGAACGCGGTTGGCATCGACCTCGATGACCTCGACGACGACAACGATGCAGGGACCGGCACGCTGCAGCGTCGGATCAGCGAGATCGCCGAGCCGTTCGCCGAGCTCCGCTACTCGCTGATGATCGATGTGCTGCTCAGCAACCTCACCGCCTATGACGGGGTCGCCCTGATCGGTGACCACACTTTCAACGGCAACGCCTCGGACAACGCGGTGACCGCCAGCGACATCCCGACGCTCGCGGTGGTCGACAAGGACGCGCCGACCCCCGAGGAGTTCAGCACCGTCGTGACCGATCTGATCGGCCACATGTACGGCTACAAGGACCCCAAGGGCCACGCAATCAACCGCTCGGCCAAGGAGTTCATCGTGTTCGTGCCCGTCGCCATGTGGGGCAGCGCCACCACCGCGGTCGCGGCCAACAACCTGACCAGCGGCCAGACGGCGATCCTCAACGCCCTCAACAACGGCACCGGGTTCTCGATCGATGTGCAGCCCGAACCCCTGCTGACCGCGACCGACCAGGTCTTCGCGGTCCGCAAGGCCAACGCCGGCCGCGGCGCGTTCATCGCCACCCAGCGCAAGCCGGTCGCGGTGAGCTACCTCGGCGAGGACTCGGAGCACGCCTTCGATCAGCACGAGGTCAAGGTCAAGGCCAACTGGCGCGGCGGAGCCGGTCCCGGCGAGCCCCGATACCTGGTCCGCGGCACCCTCTCCGACGCCTGATCCTGAACCGACCCCACCCGGAATGGGATCGTTCACGGAGCGGACGAGTCTCTTTCCTCCTGGGCCCCCGAAGCGGAGACGCCACGGGGGCCCTTTGCAGACCGCCTTCCGCTGCTGCATCGCCACGCACTTCGCCGCCGGGACGCCGCTGAGATGTGCGGGGCACCGGCGGCGGTGGCATTTGGAACGCGACGAGACGGCACACGCACCATGAGCACCTGGCAGAACGAACTCGATCTGATGCACGCCGACACCCAAGAAGTGTTCGGCTCGTCGATCGGTGTGCGCCGGGTGGTCAAGGGGGCGATCGATGCCGCCACTGGGGCCGTCACCCGCACCGTCAGCGATACCCGCACCGTCAACGCCCTGCTCGTCGACGGTCCTCGGGCCAGCGGATTCTCACCAGGCGGCGGACGCTCGCAGCAGGTCGTCGAGGCCCGCTACGAGATCCTGGCCGATGACCTGCCCACCGAACCGGCGGTCAGCGAGGAACTCTACGACTTCGGATACTCGGCCCCGATCCGCAAGGGCGACGAGCTGATCGTTGCCAACCTCGACCGCAAATCCGCCACCAGCGGCGACGCCAAGCAGCAGGTCTACACCGTCACAGGCGTCGACCGCATGACCGAACAGCGGGGGTGGATCGTCACCGCCCGCGGGACGGAGAGACTCTGATGCTCACCGTCACCGTCACCGACACCGAGAAGATGATCCACGCGGCCCTGAACGGGCTGAGCGTCGTCTACGGCGGATCGCTCGGCACGGCGGCCCTGCCCGTGGTCTACGACGGACAAGAGGACCCGGTCAGCCCCACGCACCCCTGGGCGCGGTTGGTGGCCTCGGACATTGGCGAGATCACCGGCAACGGCGGATGTGCGAACGATGGGTCGAGCGCTGGCCTGGTCGTCACCGTCAATGTGACCTCGCCGGCCGCGGCCACCGCCATCAACTACTGGGCGCTCGCCATGGCCCTCGACGCGGTCGTCGTTGCGCTGCGGCAGGACCGCAGCCAAGCGCCGGTCGCCGGGCAGACCCAGCAGATTCACTTCGAAAGCGTCCGGGCCGGGCTCGACCCCGACCCCGACCAGACCGTCAACGAACGCACCGGCTTCGTCGTCGCGATCGCCAATGTCGATCGGGCTATCGATGCGTGAACATCACCAGGACACACCAGCGGGCCGAGCCCCGAACGGAAGGGACTGAACCATGGCAGACACGAATACCGGCGCACCCTATCGCCTTGAGAATGGCGGCCTCGTGCGCGTCATCCTCGATCCGGACGGCACACCCGATCCGCACGAGTTCCTGCTTCTTGAAGCCGGATCCGTGAGTGTTCAGGATGGATTGTGCGAGCCGATCCCGGTCATGGACCGGGGCGATTTTACGGGCGATGTGCTCGAAGGCGATGCCCGGATCAGCACGATCAACCTCGCGAACGCGATGGGGCGGACGACCTTGGCCGCGTTCCTGGGCCTGACGACCCCCGCTTCGGCGAGCGGGCTGATCAGCAAGTTCACCCTCGAGATCGAGTGGGCGCCGGGCAAGAACATCGACACGACCAACGGCATGCGGTTCACCCGGTGCTACCAGCCGGAAGGCAACAACATCACCACTGGCGGCGCGGGGAACAGCAAGGATCAGGTCTCTCGCACGATCCACTCGCTCGACAAGAAGGCGACCTTCTACACGCCGAGCCACTCGTAAGACCGGGGCTCCGCGATTCGGAGACCACGGCACCCCTGACCAAACCCCACCCACGGAAGGAAAGACCGATGGATTTGAAGACGATCGCCAGCAAGGAATACACCCACACCATCACGCTCCGCGGCGAGAAAGTGGCGGTGCGCTGCGTGCCCTCTCGGATCCAACGACAGATCGAGCTGCTGCTGCCCTACACACCTGTGACCGGAGAGAGCCCCGAGGCAATCGAGAAGCACAAGGCGAGCGAGCAGTACCAGGCCGGGATGCGGCACACCAACCATCAGCGGCAGTGTCTGCGATGCGCCTACGCGGCGGGCCTGCGCTCCGGTGAACTCAGGTACACGGACGACATAACCAAACCGCAGGCGCTCTCGCTTGCCGCAGAGGTCGGGCGCGTGCTCACTGATGGTGAGATCGGGCAGATCTACGACGCCTCGTATGAGGCGCTGAAAACCAAGAAGGACCCGAAGGAGGCCATCGGAGCCGCGGACCACCAGGGAAACTGATCGGGCCTCCCGGAGACGGCCCTGCGTACAAGCATCCTGATCTGTATTCCGTCACGGCGTGGTGCATGGCTCTCCGGGTGGCCGAACGATTCAAGGTCGATCCCCGAGCGATCGGGGAGTTCGACGAGGACGAGCTCGCGGCACTGGTGGCCTACGAACGGCTGAGACAGGCCGAGCAGCAGCAGGAACTCAAACTCCTCATTGAACACGGAGGCTTACGGGCGTGAAGGTCAAGGGCAAAGTCAGCACGAATGGCCTCGATCGCAAGATCGCCTCGCTGCGCGCTCGCAATCCGCAGGCGACCAAGGAAGCCATGGCCGCGCTGGGTGCGGCTCTGGCCGCCCAGATGATCTTCCTGGCGAATCAGCACCGCGACACCGGCCGGTTCGTCCGTTCGCTGGAGGAGGCCCACAACCAGCTCGCCCGCGAGGCCGGTATCGCTGAGATCCCGCTCACGGCGATCCGCGCCAGCAAACGGGGCGGCGAAATCCGCGACCGGCTGGAGATCGCTCTGTCCCGAACGCTCAAGCAGGAAGCCAGGATCAAGGCGTGGATCGATGCCAATCAGCGGCGGAGCGATTTCAGCGCGAGCTGGCCCAGCCACCGGAAGCTGCTGCGGGCCTACGACAAGGCCGGTGATGTGACCGACCGGGCCATCGAGGCGCTCGACCGGTTCGACAGCGCGAGCGATGAGGAACGGGCATCGGCGATCGTGATCTACGGCAGCAAGGCGAAGCGCAAGACCAAGAGCCCGGTGGCGCTGACGACCCGCAACCTCGACCGGGCCGTCCTCACGCGATACGGCGGGCGGGGATCGGTGGTGTGCACCGGATCGAGTGCTCTGGCGACGGTGGCCAGCTATGAGCCGCACGCGCGGATCGTGGACCGGCGATACCGGATCGGCTCGCGGTCGACGGCGATCATCCGGCGGA